ACATCTGGTTCAACAGATAGACATACAATCGCATGGCACAAATCATCAATGGGCTTAGGCGTTGGATCTGAAGTAAGAACTGAAGTAAACTACATTCCTGAGAAAGTAGCTCACTTAATGACATCTTACTTATCAATGGGTTCAGTGCTTATTGACACCAATGGTATTAGAGTGCAGAAGTGTGCAGAGTAAGGAGATAAACTATGGCTTATGAAACATCAAATCCAATTAAAAAAATTGGTCAAGCTGGAGATTCTAACTCCTTATGGTTCTACACAGATGATGATGCGATTGCAGCAATCGCTGCATCTGGTTATTTTAATTCGGCTACTAAGGAACTTAAAGAGAATGATATCATTCTTTGTGTAGGTTCTAACGGTGGTACACAGACTGTAGATATCTTAGTGGTATCTTCTGCTTCTGGTGCTGCTACTGTTACAGTAGTAAACGGATCATAATAGAACGGGGGGTTAATACCCCCCTTCTTACATAGGAGATATTATGGCAATAGCAGCAGCAATAAGAACAGCAGCAACAGCAGCTAAAAACTTAGTTAAAAAAAAGAAATTAAAAGAAGGTTTAAAAAAAGCAGTTAATGTAACTACTGAAAAAACTAGTGCATTAAAATCTAAAGCTCGTGAAGCAGCAACTAAAGTTAAACCAACAGTAGAAAAAGCTAAAGAAAAAATTAAACCAGCTGTAGATAAAACAAAAGAAGTAGCTGGTAATGTTGGAACTAAAATGAAAGAAGCAGCTAGAACTGCTAGTGTTAAAGTTCGTAGAAAAATGGGTCCTGAAGGCAGAGCTACAGCAAAAAGAGTAGGTGATGCTGCTAAGATTGCAGTAGGTGGAACAGTAGGTGGTACTTTAGGTATGGCAACTGCTCCAACAGCTATGGGTGGTATTTTAGGTGCTGGAGTAGGTGCTACACTTGCTAAAGATAAAAAACTTAAAGGTGCAGCAATAGGTGGTGCTGCTGGTGCAGCATTAGGATTAGCCGCTACAGCTGGTCTTGCTTCATCTATGTTAAAATCATCTACACCAAAAGAATCACAGTTTGAATCAGGAAGATTACCTGATGGTAGATATTCTACAAAGTTACAAGATCCTAGTAAAAATAATGTTATTACTGGTAAGTATCTTTCAGATAAAGAAATAGCTGATGTTAAAACTCAATTAGCTATTTTAGATTCTATTGTTACTTCTGATGATCCAAAAGCACAAAGACAACAATTTATTTCTACTGTTGCTTACTTATCACAGAAATACAAAATTACAGCTATAACTGGAAAGAATTTATCTATCCAAATACCTTATGCAGATCAGGTTATGATTCCTAAAAATTATAGTCAAGCTAAGTAATGGCAGTAACAAAAGTAGATATAGCAAGTAGAGCATTAGTCATGATAGGAGCTAATCCTATTTCATCATTTACAGATGATAATACAGAAGCTCTTACAGTTAATAATATTTACGAAGAAATAGTAGAAGCTACTTTAACAAGAGCAAGATGGAGATTTGCAACTGGACAACAACAGTTATCTTTATTAACAGCTGCTCCTACAGGTAGATTTGAGTATGCATATCAAATGCCTACTAGTCCTCAAGTATTACAAATATTAGCAGTTACATGTAATGATGCTCTATTACAATATTCTAGATACGAAGATAAAATCTATTTAAATGGTTATGGATCATCTAGCACAGTAATAATGGATTACTTATTTAGACAAGACGAATCAAAGTTTCCACCATACTTTAGACATGCATTAGTTTATAAATTAGCCAGTGCTTTTGGTGGAGCATTGGCAAGAGATGCAGCAATCATTAGAGAGTATGACCAACTAGGTGAAAGACAAATTCTAATAGCTAAAAATACAGATGCACAAGAAACTACAACTAAAAGACTTTCAACTGATAGGTTTATTACTGAAAGAAGGAGCAGTCGTAGTGGACTTGTTGTATCTTAATGCCCAGAAAAGTCAGACAAGTTTTTACAAACTTCTCAGCTGGTGAACTCAATCCTTTACTAAACGCCAGAACAGACGCTAAAGCATACTTTGAAGGTGCTAAACAGTGTCGTAATTGGTTTCTTTTAGACGAAGGTGGTCTAATGCGTAGACCAGCAACACAATATACAGCAACACTTCCAGCAGCTGCAAGATTAGCACCTTTTATATTTTCTAATGATGAAATAGCTATCTTTGCTTTATCTAATGGAAGATTAGATGTTTATGATTCTGACGGAGCTGTTATCCAATCTAATATTACAGCAAATGTAAACTGGACTAGCTCTCAAATATTTGAATTAAACTTAGCCCAATTTGGAGATACAGTTTTTGTAACACATAGAGATAATCCTATTATTCAAATTAAAAGAACTAGTGCTACAACATTTACAGTTACAGCTTTTGTATTTGAATTAGATGAAGATGTAGTAGTATCTGGAGCTTATAAAAGTCATACTCCTTTTTATAAATATGCTGATTCAAGTGTTACTGTTACTTTATCTACTGACGCAACTGGTACAGGTAGAACTATTACAGCATCATCTCCTATATGGACTGCTGATTATGTTGGGCATTATTTAAAAGTAGATGATAGACAAATTAAAATTACTGGATTTACTTCTACTACTGAATTAGTAGGAACTATTATTGAAGCTGGAATATCTGGTGCTGGACCTCATGCAAACTGGGAAGAAGAACTAATATCGACAGTTAGAGGTTATCCTCAAGCTGTATCATTCCATGATAATAGACTTTGGTTTGGTGGAGTAAGAGATAAACCTTCTGCTATTGTTGCTTCTAGAATAGCTGAATATTTTAATTTTGATTTAGGAACTGGATTAGCTGATGAAGCTATTAATGTGGCTATTGCTTCTGATAGAGTAAACGAAGTAAGACACTTATTTTCTTCTCGTAACTTACAAATTTTTACAGATGGTGGTGAATACTTTGTACCAACACCAGCCGATACTCAGGCAATTACTCCAAGTAATATTACTTTTCTTAGACAAACACCTTATGGTTGTAATAGAGCTGCTCCTGTGCCATTTGACGGAGCTACTTTATTTAGTCAAAAGAATGGTAAAACAATTAGAGAATATGTATTTTCAGATATTGAACAAGCATATAAATCAACTTCTGTTTCTGTTCTATCTTCTCAATTAATAGATAGTCCTAAACAACATTCTATGATTACAGGTAACAATGAAAGACCTGAACAATTTGCTTTTTTTTTAAATAGTGGATCTACTCATTCTGGAAAAATAGCAGTATTTCATAGTATTAGAGATGAAAAAATTGCTGGTTGGACTATGTGGGAAACTAAAAGTGGAGATGAATTTTACTCAATAACAGCTGCTAATGAAAATTTATTTGTATCAACTAAAAGAGTATTACCTTCAGGTACTGTTTATTTATTAGAAAAATTTAGTGATACAGATTCAATTACTGTTGATTGTTCTACAACAACTACTGTATATCAAAAAGGAACACCACTAGTAAATGGAGCAAGTCAAACTGGTAATACAATAAATGTAGACGGATTTACAAATGCTCCACAAATACAAGAAAAATTTACTATTGCTGGAGATTCTACAGAATATACTATTACAGCAGTTACTCAAACTGCATCAGGATATAACCTGACATTAAATCAAAACTTAGCTAGTAGCCCAGCAGATAATGCAGTTATAACTATAGTCAATGGTTTTGTTCATACTGTAAATTCTGTGTATGAACCTACAACTGAAATAAATGCAGTCTATGGAAATGGATCTTTAGGAACATTTATTATAGATGCTAATGATAGAATTACCCTAACTAATGCTCCTTTCCCAAGTGGAGTAAGAGTAGGATTTAACTTTACTCCTATTTTAGAAACTATGCCTATTGACAAAGAAATTGACACAGGACCTTTAACTGGACAGCCAAGAAGAATAAACAAAGCTATTGTTGATATCTCTGGTGGATTAGATATAACTATGAAAGGATCAGATAGATCATCAAAGGAGCTAGTAATACAACAAGTGAACTTTAATATTAATACTGATTTACAAGCTGTTACAGATAAAAAGGAATTTAGTTTTTTAGGTTATAGTACATCACCTACTATTACTATTTCACAAAACGATCCTTTACCTCTTAAAGTATTAGGACTAGCTATGGAGATACAATTCGCATGAGTGCATCACAAGCCTTAATGATTAGTGCTGTTGTTGGTGCTGTTGGTACAGTATCAAGTATTAGAGCGCAACAAGCAGCATTAGCAAGAGAAAATTTTAGATTACAACAAGAAGCTGAAATGGCTAAACTAGCTGCTATTGAAGAAGAAAATGCAAGAACAAGACAATTACAGGAAACAATAGCAAACAACAAAGCATTTGCTTCTATTGCTGGATATTATGATGATTCTCGAAGTTTCTTAAATATAAACAAACAAGCAGAAAAAGAAGCAGTTAAAGATATAGAAACTATTAGATTAATGGGACAGTCGGTTCAAACTAAATACAGTCAAATGGCTTTTGAAAATAAACTTAAAGGACAACAACTAACATTTGGAGGGTATACAAGCGTTATAGCTGGTTTAACAACTGGTTATGGAACAGCTAAATATTATAAAACATAATGGCATTAACTAGAGGAAACAGAGATAAAGTAACTACAGTATCATCTATTCAATCAAGAATGGGTGTTGTTGGAACTTATGACGGAGATGCTATTGCAACAGCAGCGGCTGCTATTGGAGAAAGTTTAGATATTTATTCTCAAAGAATGATTACTATGGAAGAAGAAGGATATAAAGCTGACTTCCAAATAAATACTATTAAGACTATTAATAAATTTGCAAGAGAACATAGATTAGATCCAGAAGGATTTACTAATGCTGCACAATCTTATATTGATGGATTAGTATCAAAAGCACCAGAAAGATTTAAAAATTGGTCTAAACAATATGCAAGTTTAAAGGCTGCACAAGAAGCTGATATTATTTTTAATAACAAATACAATGCAAATCAAATAGATAAAATAAAACAAAATGAAGCTGCAAGTTCTGTAGTTGTAGATGACAATCTTAGAAAAATATATGGAATGGGAGTTAGTGAGTTTGATACTTATTGGCAAACTAGTCTTTTGCCTGAATTAGGTGAAATGAACATATCTTATACAAATCTATACAATAGTTTAGATCCTCAATATAGATCTGGTATGATGTTACCAGAAGAAAAATTAAGAAGTTATAAACTAGCTTTTGAAGGTGCTAGACTTAACTCTAAAATTAAAGACTTATTGTCTGTAGCTGTTGCACAAGATCAAACAGATTATCTCGATCAAAATATTCCTTATGGAACTGGAGATACAAACTTAGAAAAAGCTGTTAAAGAAATTAAAAACAATTTGTTAAAAGAATACATTAATGATCCAAAAGATGAAGATAGTCCTTTTGCAGTATTAACAAATTCTTCTACAGGAGAAAGACAAGATTTAGCAGATAGAGCTTCAGATTTTATTGACAGTTTTGTAAAACAACAAGAAAAATTACAAAATAAAATAGAAACACAACAGCAAGTAAATATTGACGAAAGATACAATCAAGTTAAAGGTGCTATACAAAATTTCCAAGAAGAAGGTAGACCTAATAATTTAAAACAATTAAATCTAATGACAGATCAAATGGGCTTTAGTGATGAACAAAAAGCTGATCTAACAAGAGAATTTAATATAGCTACTGTTATTGAAAACTATGGAAGCAGAAAAACTATAAATTTAGATTCTGATATAGGATCAGCATACAGGTTATTATCAGATGAATTTGGTTACGAAGATATAACTTTAGAAGATGTTAAAGAAAAAATTATTAACTATAAAGTTATAGACTTAATTAACTTTGATTATGTTCCTGAAGAAGGTATGCCTTCTATGAGAACACTAGCAACTATTGATTATGGTTTTGATATAGCAAATGATACAGCTAGTGATGATTTAGTTAAAATATCTCAGTTTGCATCTAATAATGGTGTTATTCCTAGTGAGTTAAATGAATTTATAAACTCAGCTAAAGGATTAAATTATAAAACAGAAGCTGATCGTATGCAGTTAGCTGAAATAGCTTATACTGTTAATTATTTAACAACTAGAGCTGGATTTGCAATAGACGGATTAGAATCAGAAATGGTAGGACCATTAATGGATTTACATGATATGATTAGCAAAATGCCTAGAACAGAAAATGATCCTATGGGTATTTCAGAACAATCAGCATTTGAATACTTTTTTTCTAAAATAAACAAAGATTCTTCTGTAAGAGATGAAATAGATCTTAAAATAGATAGTATTTTAGTAGGTGAAGATATTGATATGGATAATATGATTCTTAAAGCTATTAAAGATGAACAGAAAAAACATTTTGGAATCCATAGCAAAACACCTATAGGTATTACTACAGAAAATTATTTAACAGAACCGTTAATAAATTGGGGTCCTCTTAAATGGTTAAAAGTAACTAGTGATGATTTAGTTCAACAAGATATAGATATTGTTAAAGAAGAAATTACACCTTTAATAAGATTGTATTTAAATAATCATTACATTAAACCTGAAGAAGTAAACAAATATAATGTAAAAAAATATTTAGAAGAAGCAATTAAAATGAGTTTTACAACATTAGGTAATAGAGGTTATGGAGTAGAATAATGGCTAATATAGTTAAATATCCAATTTATCAAACTTATGAAAATATGGGAATGAGCAAAGAGGATATAGAATATGATGCAGTAGATACTATTCTTAATAGAATTTATGGTATGAGCGAAAGAGAAAGAAATGATTTAGGGCTAACACAAGATTGGTTAGATTCTAATAATTTATATACCTATATCCGTAATGGTAGAATTAAATTTACTTATGATGAAAGATCAAAAGGTCCAATGCCTAAATACCATATTCATGCTGATATTGATGGTGATGGAGTTTGGAACGCTATACCTAATCCTAGCAATCCTGAAGTGTCTTTTATGCCTCAATCTACTATAAAAAAATATAGACCAGATACTTTGTCAAGAGTAAAAGCAGAAGT